AGCTGATGCTCCTAGAGGTAGACTTCTAGTTGTTTATGATTATTTCACACATTCCGCTGGAGATTATTTCTCAGTAGATTCTTATACAGATGTTGGTGGTAGAATGGAATATGATGACATTCCAACTTATAGTGCAACAAGAATTGACCCAGACGACCCAGAACCAAGTGGTGAGTTTCCTCTTGCAGATTGTTTTGATTTAAGACCAACCTGTGAAGATGTTGCTGGAACATCAACAACACTTGCAAGTGTTGATGAAATAACAGGAAATTCTTTTGATTTCTTTTCCAGACAGTTTGATGGAACTAACGCAACTACAGTAGATAGTCCACAACCAGATAGTAATCTTCAAGCAGATTTTGAATATTATCTTCCAAAAATAGCTAGTTTATTTTTAGGACAAGATGGAGCATTTAAAATAGTAGAAGGTATATCTTCTGAAAATCCACAAGAACCTAAAGACATTGATAATGCAATGAAACTTGCAACAATGTTAATACCAGCTTATACTTTTAAACCAGATGATGTTATAATTCAAAGATATAGAACTCAACGATTTACTATGAGAGATATTGGAAGGTTACAAGATAGACTTAATAATGTTGAATACTATACTGCATTAAGTTTATTAGAAAGAGATGCAGAAAGTTTTGAGATACAAGATGCAAATGGATTAAATCGTTTTAAATCTGGATTTGTTGTAGACAATTTTGCTGGACACAGAGTTGGTGATGTACACAATAAAGATTATCAATGTTCTATTGATATGATGGAAAAAGAATTGCGTCCAAAGGCTGTTATGAGGGGTGCAACTTTATTAGAAGAAGCAACATCTGATACTGCAAGGACAACTGCTGGTTATCAAAAAACTGGTGATTTAATTACATTACCTTACTCTCACACAGAAATGACTAAACAACCTTATGCAACACAAGTCGAAAATGTTCAACCATTTATGAAATCCACATGGGTGGGAATAGTAAATCTATCGCCTTCAAGTGATGAGTGGTTTGAAACAGAAGTTGCTCCAACATTAATTATTAATGTTGATGGTAATTTTGATTCAGTTTTTGCAGCTAATCAAAATCAAATTGGAACAGTTTGGAACGCATGGGAAACCCAATGGAGTGGCACTGTAGCACAATCTGTCCAAAGGTGGCAAGATAACAATAGGCGTTTTACAAGAGTTACTACTACTTCTAGAACAGATTTAGCAAGATCTGGTTTAAGGTCTAGAGTTGTAGAACAGATAGATGAAGAATCACAAGGTTCAAGAGTTATATCCAGAGCATTAATACCTTTTATTCGTCCAAGAAATATTACTGTAACTGGAGAAGGATTTAAAGGAAACACTAGAGTGTATGCTTTCTTTGATAAGAAAGATGTAAATGCATATGTTACACCATCATCTACAACCTATACAACGGATACAACGCCTGCCGCTGGAAGTCCATTAATTACAACTGTGGCTGGAAAGTTAGAAGCAACCTTTGCAATTCCAGAACATAGATTTGCTGGACAAGAGAATGTTCCAAAATTCCAAACTGGTGAAGTTGAATTTAGATTAACTGCAAGTTCTACAGATGATAGAACATCAAGTCCAGTAACAGCAGGACAAGCAATTTATACTGCAAAGGGTATTTTAGAAACTGAACAAGAAACAATTATTGCAACAAGAAATGCTACTTTTGTACAAGATACAGTAAATGAAACATCAAGTTTCACAGATACAACTTCTTCTATTTCTTCCGAATTGATGTGGATGCAGTTTGGTACGGGCACAGACCCACTTGCACAAACATTTGTTTGTGACCAACAAGGTGGTGGATTTATAACTAAAATTGATTTATATTTCTCCAGTAAAGATGATAACCTTCCAGTATGGGTAGAAATAAGAAATGTTGTAAACGGATATCCAGGCAAAAAACTTTTACCATTTGGAAGAAAAGTATTAGAACCAGCAGATGTTAATACTTCTGATACAGCTGCAACTGCAACAACATTTACTTTTGATTCACCAATTTATTTAAAAGAGGGCGAAGAATATTGTGTTGTTTGTATGACACAAAGTTTACATTATAAGTTATGGATATCTCAAATGGGTGAAACAGATGTTGGTGGTTCAAGACTTGTTTCTGACCAGCCTCATATGGGAGTATTATTTAAATCACAAAACAATAAAACTTGGAACGCAGTTCAAACACAAGATATGAAATTTACAATATATAGAGCAGAGTTTGATACAACTGATGGAACATTAACATTTACTAATGATAATATTGGGGACTCTGTAACTGCTGAAGATGGTTCAACAACGGTTTATGGTAGAAGACTTCCACCAAATCCACTTATACTTGAAAACAGTTCCACTGTTATGAAAGTAAGACATACAGATCATGGACACTATTCTACATCAAACAATGTAACAATTACAGGTGCAACTTCTGGAATATCTACCACATTAGATGGTGCAATCACAGCCGCTGCAACCTCATTAACTCTTACTTCTGCAACGAACTTTGAAGCAAGTAGTTTATCTTCTAGATGTTATGTGAAGATAGGTGATGAAATAATGTATGGAACATTATCTTCAACTACAATCTCCAGTTTAACCAGAGGTGATGATGGAACAACTGCAGCTGCACATTCTGATGATGCAACGGTTGAATTATATCAAATACTTAAAACACCATTAACAGAAATTAATAAAACACATACTGCTGTTGCAAATATAGGAATAGATTATTATACTCTTACACTTACCACAGCACCAACAGTTAGTGGTGCATCAAGCACTGCTGAAGTCGGACAAACACAAGTGTATGCATCTGAAAATTATAGAATGGAAACAATAAAAACAATGCTTGCTACATTTGAACCACCAAATACATCATTATCTGCAAAGATACGAGCAACAACTGGAACGAGTCCTGCTGGTTCAGAAACCTCTTTTTCAACTGCAACAACAGCTAATGCAGTATCTATTCCTATCAATGAAAACTTTGATTTTGATGCAACGCAAATGGTATGTTCACCAATTAATGAAACCAATGAACTTGGTGGTTCTAAATCCTTGTTTATGCCAATTACTTTATCAACCACAAAAAGTAATTTATCACCAGTTATTGACTTGGATAGAAAATCATTAATCTGTGTGGGTAATCGAGTGAATAATGTAGACAGTTCTTCTGATGTATATCCAACAACAGATTACAAAACATCTGAAGAACCAGAAGGTGATCAAAACGCATTTATCTATATTACAAAAAGAGTCGCATTAGAAAATCCTGCTACTGCATTGAAAATATTCTTTGCAGCTAACAGACATTCTAGTGCTGAATTAAAAGTTTTATTTAAAATACTAAGGTCTGATTCTGCTGAAGATTTTGATGAATTAGGTTATCAATTCTTTAATACTACAGGAACAACAGATAATACAACTGCATCTTCTCTAGACAGAGATGACCTACAACAATATGTCTATACTGCTGGTGTAACTGATGATGGAATTGGTGATCCACTTCCAGAATTTATTCAGTTTGCAATTAAGATTGTAGGACAAGGAACTAACGCAGCTCAACCAATACGAATTAGAGATTTGAGATGTATTGCACTGGCAACATAATATGACTGAAAGATTTTTAGAAGTAGATGGACATGATGATTTAGTGAGAGATACACACTCTCATGCGATTATAAATAAAAATAGAAATGCATATGAACTTGCAAAGAAAAGAGCAGAAGATGCACAAAGACAAAGAGATGAAATAAGAAATGCAACAAGAGAGATAAATAATATAAAATGTGAAATGCATGAAATTAAATCTATGTTAAAAACTTTTATGGAGAATAATTAATGGCTATTAGCGCATCACAGGTAGGTACTGGTAATACCCTAGAACAATTTAGAGTTCAGTTTAATAATCTTCAAACTGATGTTTCTGGGTTAGAATCTGGAACTACAAGTTATAGCTCCCTTTCTGCAACAAGTGCTTCAATTGGAGCACTTACTGTAACATCTTCGCTTACTTCAGTTTCATTTATTTTAGAGGGGGATACAGATGATGATTATGAAACAACACTTGCAGCTGTTGACCCTACTGCTGACAGAACAGTATCGTTACCTAATGCAACAACAACTTTAGTTGGACAAGATACTACTGATACATTAACAAACAAAACTCTTACAACACCAGTAATTGCAGAGATAGATTCTGGTTCTACCATCACACTTGATGCAACCACAGATATTGTTTTAGATGCTGATGGTGGAGATATATTTTTCAAAGATGCTGGAACTACATTCGGTAGTGCCACTAATACTTCTGGTAATTTAATAATTAAATCTGGTACAACAACTGCTTTAACTTTTAGTGGTGCTAATGTAACTGGTGCTGGTACTTATACTGGTGGTGGAACTATGACTACTGGAGGTAATATTGTAATACCAGATGCAGGCAACATAGGTTCTGCAAGTGATACTGATGCGATTGCCATTGCAAGTAATGGTGTGGTTACTTTTTCACAAGTTCCTGCCTTTCCAAATGATACTGTAGAAACAGCAGATATTCAAGACAACGCAGTAACCCTTGCAAAAATGGCAGGACTTGCACGAGGTAAGATTATCTACGGAGATTCCAGTGGTGATCCTGCTGCTCTTGCAGTCGGTTCTGCAAACTACTTCTTAA